TTGATTATAACCACCAACAAGGTTGCCATCAATCTTTATTTGTGGCATAGTTCTTACTGGTTTACCAATGTCTTCCATCATTTTACTAGGGTCTGAATCAAAATCTTTCTCTAAAGATTTTTCTGTGTATTCAAGGCCAAGTGACTTAATCATATGTTTGGCCTTGGTACAAAATTGACAGTTGTTCTTACTGTATATTACTATTGTCATTTTTTTTACCTATTAGTTCTTCGTAAGCAATCTTAGCCTTTTCTTTTGTATTATAAGCGTCAACAGCCTCTGCTATTGTGAAGTTGTACATTTTATTGTACTCACCCATTGGTAACTTTAAGCCAATCCAAACTCTGTAATAATTATTTTTAGTAATTGTTACATCTTTATTCCAGATTTCATAGCCTCTAACTTGTGTATTTTCAATCAAGTTAACAATAGTTGACTCAACCTCTGATACAGTTGTTTTGTTATGATTTTTACCTAGCTCTGTAATAAATTGTTTACTAGATTTATTCATTTCGCCTTTGATAATATCAGCCATTTCTGCTTTAGCAATCATCATACCTTTTTCAATTGCTAATTGTAGATCAGGCGACACGGCCGTACCAACACCAAAGATACATACTTTATCTTTACTTTTACCAAATGTTGTAGTACCACATTCTTTCTTTTCAGAAAAATCTGACATGTACCACTTTGGTACTTCTTTTAAGACTTTACCACTCTCGGATTTCATCTTATATGTAGAAGAACAGTTAGCCACCAATAATCCAGCGATAACAACTCCTACTAGTTTTTTCATTTTATTCATAATTAATTAACCTCACTTTTTACATTATATACTAAATCTTGTAATTTGTCAAGGCCCATTGATACCCATTCTAAAGCTTCAGGAGCCGTCATTCCTGTGTAAATTACAAAAATAAGTGAGATTATGATAATATTCTTAATCATCTAACCTCCCATTCACCATTTACCATTAAACATGTCTTTCCTGGTGTCTTAAAAGCATGTTTATCCCGACTATAATATCGGCAATACTCTGGTACTGATACATCACGGTAGTAAAACTGAGCAAATAACTCCCAATAACCTGGTGTTTCAATACCTTTTTTACCATCAGCACATTCTAAAATTTCTTCTTTTACAATACTGTCGCCTTGTTGTTTTATAATAACTTTAACAAAACAATATTGACCATTGACTTCGTGTGGTTCTATTGTTTTTACTTTTGAATATAATATATCATCACCGTAGGCGTAATTGACAATAATACTTGTCAAAAATAATAAACATATTATTAATAATAAATTTTTCATATAATTAAGTCCGTTAAATACACTAATACAAAAGCTATTGCCATAGCCACAAAGATTATTCTACCTGCTAAGGCCGTACCTTGTAAGTATTTAATCATTAAATTATTCCAATTATCCATTTGTAGGATCCTCAATCCATCTACCATCTGGTAACTGACAAGCAGTACCAAATACCATTTCTCTATTTACTCCACCAATACCCACTAACGGCCATTGATTTGATATATCTATTGTAGCGTCATAGTCTTTACACTTGATTGGCCCTTTTAGATACGTATGGTACACTTTAATAATACCACTATTACCAGTTTTATTATTAAACCAATTTGTATAACTAGAACCATTTGGACTTGTATTTAAATGGTCTACAAATACAGCATTGTGTACATCATAATCTGAATTGTACATTACTTCAGCACCAGCAAAGGCACCTACTACAGCACAAGTAGCTATAGCGTATGGGTTATCAACACCTAAAGATACACAAGCACCTGTAGTGGTTGTAGCACCTAATGTAGCACCAACATTTGATCTAGTCGCCATACAATTAGTGACTAATAAACCAGCGATTAAGATTAATATTATTCTATACATTTAATTTCTTTATTGTATCGTTTACTTCGTACAACTCATCTTCAATTTGTTGTACTTTACCAGAAGGACCATTAAACTCATAATGTTCTAGCTTTTCTTTTAGTTCTTTTTTCTGGTCTTCTAATTGTTTTATAGTTATATCTTTATTTGTCATATGGTTGTGTATCGTTAGCAATTAATTTACAAGTCGCCTGAATATCATCAATCAACTCTTGTACTTGTTGATCTCTTTCAGGCGTCTTTGGATTATTATATTTAAGATTGTAGAGTCTATCACTTGTCTTTTTAACACCATCAATCTTCAAACAAAAATCACTAATCTTGTGTATCATTTTTACCTTTAAACAAAGATTTTAATTTAGACCACATTTTAGCATTCTTAACTTTTTGATCTGACCAAACTTTTGTTTGATAAGCAATAGTTTTATCTTTCTCTGCTTTTAAGAAATTAACTACCACATTCTCATCACTTTTTACCATTGTAGCCATTAAGACTAGAATAGTTATCATCATCATAGTTCTCATATTTTCTTTCCCATAGTTTTAAAATCCTTAGCGTCAACAATCATATAAGGACCCTTATTGTATGCCACACTAATTGTTTTGCCGGCAGGTATCTGTGTAGCATATTTTCTTTTGATACATTCACCGTCAATCTTATCACTAGTAGGGAGCGATGGCCTACATGAATAATCTGGCATATCATAACCGTCAAAACCGGTCTGTACATTACCTGTGATCATATCTAAACTAACGCCTAGTGATTCAATCCAGTTATTGTGTTTTTTCTTTAGTTTTTCTAACTTCTCTTTTTTCGCCATTTTCATAAATAAAAAACTCTAGTTCTTCTTGTTGTTTTTTCTCAGCGTAAGTCATATTAAAAACTCTTTTATAAAAAGCGTCAATAGGCTTAGGTGCTGACCAATCATCAATCAAATTCTGTAATTGATCTGGTGATATATTAATATTGTTGAAGTTTTTAGGTACTTGTATCATATCTTCTTTTAGAGCTTTTAGATAAGCAATTCTATTAGTAAAAACTTCTTTCTTTTTTACTTTGTCTTTTGCTGTCACGTCTTTAAACTCATTGAAGATTTGTTCTTTAGTGTATAAGTAACTCATATATTATGTCCTTTTGTTAGTGTTAATGTATATCCTATCACGATTCGCTTTGATTGTCAAGCCTTTATTTCCCTTGTCCACTATCAATTTCCAGTTGTATTGATGTATCTATATTGAATTGTACCTCTGCCCATTTATCAAACTCATCAACTTCCGATTGTAATTTATCTCTGTAAGATTTCAACGAATCTTTTATCTCATAACGTGGTCTACCGTCATCAAGTGCTGTGATTGCTTTATCTAATACAGAAATTGTTGCTATTGTATCTATCATATTATACTCCTAAGGCCTTTATTGTTTGTTCCTCTGTAGTCGGTATTGGTTTGCCTTGTTTTAACCAATCCTCCATTTGTTCAAAGTAAAATGCTTCGTCTTCTTTGCCACTATCTTCTAATACCTTTTTTGCCAATTTAAAAAACTTGTACATGGACATGTCTTTCATACTCGGCTCGATTGCTCTCACAACTTTACCTGGTCTTTGATTACTCATTACCTAACTCCTTTTTAAATTCTGGTAAGTGATTAAGATTGGCAAATCTACCATTCTTATCAACAGCGTAAGCTAAAGTCTGTCTATGTTTCTTAATAGTTTTCTTAAACAAGTCTTTGGCTTCGTTATATGTCTTTACCATAGTCTTGGTACTTCTATCCAGTGATCTCCACTCCATAATTGAATACTCAACAGCGTTATCAATCACGCCTTGTTCCCACTCGTTTGGTTTATTGTCCACTGATAGACCCCCATAATATTAATAATAACATGCCTGGCACTACGATTGACATAGGCCAAAATTCTAATACATCTTTCCAACCTAATGTTTCTGACTTCTTTTGTTTTTTTAAATCTCTTTTGATTTCTCTCATCAAAGTATTGATAGGTTCACCCTTACCAAAATTAGGAAAACCAAGGTCATTACACATTCTAACTTGGTTGTAAACCTCTAGTAAAGTTTTTTTCTTAACTGTTATATTAACTGTCTTCATTTTTAGCCTTTACTACCTTTTCAATCTCATTGAAATAACACCAATGTGTACCAGTATCACCTGAATATGTGATGGCACCAGTATAGTTTAATTCAGTGTCATAAGTTTTAGCATTTAAACTGTTGTCACTCTCAGCCGCTATATCTGTTTTCTCTGTAGCAATACCGATATTGATTATCTCACCAACTCTACCGTGATTGCCTTCTATTATATCACCTACATTTATTATCATAGTCCTCCTAACTACCGTTAAATAATTCTTCGCTTACTTCAACAGGTTTACTGTTGTCGTCATTGTCTTCATCTTCACTAGTCATTAACAATACAATATAGTGTATTGCCTTTAACAAGTCTTTTCTGTTTTTACCATTCTTCTTACCATATCTAGCAAGGTACTTAATGGCATTAGCTTGACAGAAATCTTTATCAATACCAAGGTGTCTTAACATATCTTGTACTTGAAAACCATCTTTTGTGGTACTATAGTGTTGACTATAGGTTGATTCAATATATTTCTTTATCTCATCACAAATCTTATCTTCACCGTATTTCATTAATGT